CGTCCGCTTGAAGCTGCGATCGCTGATGGTGATACAGTGAACCTTGGACCGAATGGCGATTACAATTTCGCGTTGCAACGTGAAGCTGTAGCTCTTGTCAATCGTCCACTTGAATTGCCACCAGATGGTACGGGTGCCCGTGCTGCTCGTGGTTTCTTCAATAACATGTCGCTTCGTACTGTTTTGACCTATGATGGCTCGAAGCAGGCAACGCGTGTTGTTGTGGACTGCCTACTTGGTGTCAAAGTACTACAGACAGCACGTGGTGCTGTTCTTCTTGGGTAAATTATCTGGGCGGGGCAGGGAGGCCCTTTCTAAGAAATAACAATGTCACTAACAAAACAACAACGTATCAAACGTAGAGAGTTATTTCTAACTCTTTATGCTCTTGAACGTAAGTATGGCATTTCTGCTGACTTATATTCTGTTAATGACGTTGACCCTAATTATGAGCTTGGTCGGCCAGATCAAACAGTCACTAAGTATCATATTAATAAATTAATTACCAATAACGTTACGATACTGCAAGAAATACCACGATTACTTGGGGAATCAAGATCATTCAGATATGGAGATTCTGGAGTCTATAATCCAGGTGATCGTCTCTGTGTAGTACGTAACGTTTTTGGTTTGTCTGAAATCAAGATGCAAGACTATCTTGTATATGATTCTAAGCGATACTCGATGCAAAGAGTAGTTGCTCTAGATTTCCAAGCAGGATGGCTCTTACATATCAGGCATACACCTGATGTTAAGGCTTATCAAATTTTTGATAAGTCGGTCTGGTCACGTGTAACACCGTCCCAAGAGGTTGACAATGAACTTTGATACTAATTGGGAAAGATGGTGTAAAATCTCAATAATAAAACATTTCGATGATGGTAAGGGTGATACGAAATGTTTTGTTGAAGGATTCACACGTGCTACACAGAATGATGATGATTTCTTCGAGGTAAGGATCGATGGTCCCGAACTAACACAACCAACTAAGGGTAAATGGAAACTAACATTTGTTGTTGACATCTTAGTTGTTGTTAAGACGGGTCAAGATCGTTATCGGATTAATCGTTTGACTGGACGTATCACTGAACTATTCCTTGATTGTATCGAGGTAAGACGTTGGGGTGACGGTTCAGAGGATGATCAAACGGTGTTAGGTTGCTTGAAATTAGTTCCCCATAGTGGGAATGAACCAGTTCGAGTGACTCACTTCGGGAAAGTTAAGCCTGATACTGAGATATTGCAAGCCTCAGTCGAGGGAACCTTCGAAATTAAGATTGATTAGGAGATAATATGGCTGAACGTAAGTCAATGGACCTGAAGGAGTGTACCCTCACATTCTCCGACGGGACCACGCCAACGGCTAATACGTTGGATATTGATATTGATGAGGGTAACATCACTTGGACTGAAACGTACAACGTTGATGTTAAACTGAATCGCGGCCTTCTTGATTATTTCAAGAAAGGCGATGAAGTGCCAATGGAAGTATCTCTTGAATGTCGCTTTGCGACACTTAAGAGTAATACTGGTGATCCAGTATCACCTTATGAGTTCATGACTCAAACAGGTGCTGCTTCTGCTTATGTTACTACTGGTAATGCTTGCGACCCGTATGCGTTTGATATTATTGTATCAATCAATGGTACATGCGGTACAAGCATTGTTGATGAAATCATTACCTTCCCTGACTTTACTAAACAGTCAATTGGTGGTGATTTCAAATCTGGCCAGTTCAGTGTCAAAGGTATCTGTAATGCACTCCATCCAACGAGTGTACGTACCGCTGTAACGTAATCGTTCCTAGCGAACAAAGCCCAAGGAGCTTTCTAATGCGTATTGGTAAAAGAGTATTAGTCCCGCCTAGACCAACCAAGCTCACTATTTATCGTGAAAATGATAAAGGTGAGCCAGATAATATTGATTTCATTTGTGGTGCTGTTCTTGACTATACAGAGTTTGAGAAACTCTGTCCGCAGCCGAAAGCACCACTTAAGATGAATATCAAAACTGGAGAGAATACAGTCCTCCCCAACGATCCTGCTTTCCGTAAGAAATTGAATGATTGGAGTGATCTACGTATAGCATGGATGTGTATACAATCACTCAAGGCAACACCTGATTTGGAATGGGACACTGTTAAGTATGATGATCCTGAAACATGGTTGAATTGGGAATCAGAATTACGAAGTATCCTTACTGAATCAGAGGTTGATAAGTTACGTTTGGGTATCTATTCAGCTAATGCTCCTACTGAGAATCGTAGACAGGAAGCATTAGATGTTTTTTCACAGTTGCAGGCAGCAGAGCCGGTGAATTCAAACTCCCCACAGGGAGAACTCATGAATACTCCATCTTCAGAGCCTGCGAACGTCTCGGTATAAGACCACCAGGAATACGTCCCAATTGGGATGATAATGACTGGTGGACTCAAGAATTGATTCTTGCGTATTCAGACGGTCGAGAATTTGAAGAAGCTGATAAGTTAATGATTCTTGCCTCAGCCAAGATGGGAACGTAAGAGTGCTTGAGATTCAAGGTGGCTTACAATTCCTCGATTTCGACCATATATCTTTTACAAAGACGTTGGATCGTGTATTGGGACAGATTATCCGTGAGGCAGCACGTGAATGGTTGCGTGCTGTCCTCACGGCTGTCCCTGCTCGTGGCGGTTTCCCTGTATTAACCGGTGCTGCTAAGAGTACATTAGTTCCATTGGGACGTTTCTTGAAGAATGTTGGTGGTTTGAAAGTGACACCTGTTGCACGTAAAGGACGATCTACAGTCATTGATAAACGTGCAGAAGGTGAAGCAAGCCAATCGTTCACTCTTGAGTCTAAGAATTTTAATTATACTTTTGAGTGGTCCACTGATTTGCTTCACTACTACATTAATGAGTATTTCGGGTTCATCCCTTTCGCACCTTGGAATACATTGGAAGCTGGTCAAGAAGCCTTTGTTGCTTTCGTTGAAGAAGCAATTGATCGTCGCTTACCAAACATATCAGACTATATAGAGTTGGTGCCACCAAATGGCTAAGAAGCTTACACAAAAATACGAGATTGATGCACAAAAGGCTGTACAGTCTGTTGGTGCTCTCACGTCTGGTATTGCTAAATACAATAAAGAGATACAAACTGCAGCTAAGTTACAAGCTGCTTTGAAAGCATCATCTGAAAGTCTTGGTAATTCTACAAAGCAACAAGTATCAGATATTGATAAACTGATACGCCAACATCAACGCTTGGCACAAGAAGAAAAAGACCGTCTCAAACTTAAGTCAGGTGGTATTAATGAATTATCCAGAGCAGAGCAAGCTGATCTTGAGAGATTGATACGACAGAATCAACGTCTTAAACAAGAGGAAAAAGATCGTATAGGTATCAAACGTGAGATTAGTGCAGCAGTCAAAACTGAACAAGCTGATCTTGAGAAATTAATACGACAGAATCAACGTCTCAAACAAGAAGAGGCAGACAGAATAAAAAATCGTGTTGATCCAGACAAAGCTGATCTTGAGAGATTAATACGACAGAATCAACGTCTCAAACAAGAGGAAAATGAACGTCTGGCTGTTAAACGTGGAATTCATGCCCTTTCACAAGCTGAACAAGCTGATCTTGAGAAATTAATACGACAGAATCAACGTCTCAAACAAGAGGAAGCTAGTCGTCTGGCAGTTTCAACTGGACGTGTTACTGGACCACAAGCTGCTTTCATTGGTGGTGTTAAGCCTGAGTTCCTTGCTTCCGGCGGTGCTGATGCTAGAGGACGATCTGCTGACTTGGCTTTTGCTCAAGGTTTGCGTGTGATACGTACACGTATGGACGAAGTTGCAAAAGCATCAGGAGCAAAGAATAAGAAACTGAATGAACAAACTGATGCAGTTCAGCGAGATACACGGGCTAGTGCTTTACTTCAGGATTTGTATCGATCCTTACGTATCGCAATTGGTGTACTTATTGCACGCGGCATATCCGAACTTACATCTGCAATGATAAGGTCAACAGATGAAGCTCGTGAATTCAGCAAACGTATCTCCGAGATTCAGACTATTACACTTGAGACATCAAATGGTCTATTGCGTAGTGCTAAGACTACTGAACAATGGAAAACTGAACTACAAGCACTATCGAGAACATTTGGTATCCCAACACTTGAAACAACTGAAGCTTTGTATCAAGCTTTGAGTAATCAGGTCGTACAAGCAGGGAACTCGACTAGCTTTTTAACTGAGGAAATGAAGCTTGCAATCACAACAGTATCAACTCTGGACCAAGCTGTAGAGACAACGTCAACAGTTATTAATGCTTTTGGTAAGCGTACAAGTGAAGCAGCACGTATCAATGCAGTTCTATTCAAAGCTGTTGATTTGGGTCGGTTTCGTCTAGAAGAACTAGGTAGTCAGTTCGGACGCGTGTCAGTTCTATCAAAAGACCTTGGTATCAGTTTCGAGGAACAAGCAGGTGCTATTGCGTTATTGACACGATTAGGTCTAAAGGCAGATGTAGCACAAACATTGTTGACGAATGTTCAGTTACATTTAATTAAGCCAACTAAGGACATGGTTGAGCTATTCAAGCAATGGGGCGTTAATTCTGGTGAAGCTGCTATTCGTACATTTGGTTTCTCTGGGGTAATGCGGAAATTAGCGGAAGAAACAACTAAAGGTGTTGATGCAACTAAAGAAATTTCAGATTTGTTCCAAGACCTACGAGCTATTACTGGTGCTCAAGGCTTGGTATCTAATTTCTCACAATTACAGAATACAATTAATCAAGTATCAAGTGCAACTGCTGCGTATAACAAAGCATTCTCATTAACTCTTGATTCTCTTGGACGTAAGGCAGATATAGAACTGGAAAAACTGCGACAACAACTATTGAACAGTTTTGGTGAACCGATATTGCGAGCACTTGTTACTTTTGCTCAAAGTATGGGTGGTGCAGATAAGGCACTTGTATCAATAGTTGCAACAGGTCGTCAAGCTGTCGAGGTCTATATTGGTTATCGTACTGCACTACTAGCAATCAGTACCGCACAAACACTTGCGAATGCTTCTACAGGACAGTTCACGATCTTTTTGCAGCGTAATACTGCCGCAGCTAATGCAACGCGAGCATCCTTAATAGCATTAACTGCAACCGAGGCTGCTTTCACAGCAGGCTTATCATTGCTTGCTGTAGGTATTGGTGAGTTAATAACTGAGAGTGCTACAATTGGACAACGTTTGGAATCAAGTTTCACGTCTCTACGTAGCAATCTATTAGAAGCTTTCCGTAAAGACCTAGAAGCAACAATTAACAAGATTGATGAGTTCGCTGTCAAAACTGAGCGATCGAATCAAACTGTATTCTCCAGCTATTTCCGTGTTGTTGCACACGTTCGTTCTCTCACTAGTGCTCTTACTGAGGACTTCGAGAAAAAGTTCAAAAAGATTAGAGATGTGATGGTTGATGGTCTTAAAGTATCAACAAGTGCTCTTGAGGATCGTTTCAAAGAGTTACAAAAGAATATAGATAAAGTAACAAAAGCACTTGATGACTTACGTGAACGAGCGATCAAAGTACGTGCAGAAGCTGAAGATAAGGCTTTTGGTACAGGTCTCGTTGGTAAGAGTGATGAAGATGCTCTGAAACTAACTATTGATCGTAAACGTAAGCTTGATGCAGACGCTCTTACAGCATTACGTAAAGGTGAATTGGACTTAGCAGATGAATTGTTTCGTCGATCAGAACGATTAGCGGATGATGCTGAGAAACGTATTGAGGACTTGAAACGGAAAGTTATAAAAGATGCTGACGAGATTAGCACTAGAGTATCCTCAACAGGTTCACGTAGTATCTCTGTTAGAAGTGGAGATACGGAATCAACTGCTTTCGTTACTGCTCCTGGTCGTCCACGTTTCGGTGCTATATTCCCACGAGGTGCAGGCTTACCAGCCGGTGAAGCAGCACGTATTTTCGGAATAAGTGGTCGTCCTGCTAGGGCAGGTACAGTCGTCCGTCGAACTGAGGAGATTGTTGATACTAAGACACTAACAGTCTTAGAGGGCACACTCAAGAAATTACGTGAAGAATCTGCTAAGATTGAGAGAGACAAACTCGCTGCAATTGAAGCAGGTATCAAAGCTAAAGACACTGAGAAAGCTAAGTTGGAGGCTGAAGTCAAGATTCGTGAAAGAGACTTAGCAGCTTTTAAGGCTGCTGTGGCTGAGATTGATGCTTTTGATACTAAGAGTCCAGATGCCTTTAAGAAATTTGATGCACTTTTGAAAAGTGCAGAAACTACAGGAAAAACAGCAGGGTTATCCCCTGCGGAACAGTTACAATTCCTACGACAGGCCAATGCGACACGACTTCTACTTGAACGGGACGCACGGACAAAGGCTATCTCGGCAGCAGCCGATATTGAAGAGAAAGCAATATCGGAGGCAGAAAAGAAAACAAAGGACAGTTTGGCTAGACGCGCTGATGCAGCTAAGAAAGCCCAAGAACAAATAGGTGCTGTTGCTATTCAAAATATAGAAGCCGCAGCACGTATTAGAGCAGAGTTCCAACGTCCTGGTTTCTTCAAAGTTGGTGAAATTACTGGCGGTTTCGACAAAGAGGACGTTGACCGTATTAATAAACAGAAACAAACACTAATAACTGCACTTGATACTTTTGAGAAACTCAACCAAAAACTTCTTGATGTTCGTAAGTCTGGAGGCGATGTAGCTGGTGTTTTAGCTGAAATTGCTGCACAACAGAAGAAGGTTGATACACTAATAAATGATTTTAATACTAATAGACAAATAACTGGACGTGTTGGTAGGGGACGTACATTAGACCGTAATGCATCTGGCCAAATTCTGTTTGAACGACAACCAGGTCAAGCTGAAGAGTCACTTTCATCAGTGATACAACAAAGTGGTGTTGCTCTTGACAAAATAAAAGCTTCATTTAACGAAGCCAAAGCAGCAGCGGATGATTTTAGTAAAGCACAAGCTACACTAGAACAATTACGGAACACATTGGCCACGATACCGAAGCCTATCCGTGATGTTATTGAAGAATCAAAGGTTGCAGCCGCTGCTACGTTGACTGCAGAAGAAGCCATTCAGAAAGTGTATGATGGAACACTTTCACGCTTACTCAAACAAATTGAGGCTCTTAAAGAGATAGCTGCTCTTAAAGAGAAGGAAAAGGTTCTTTTAGATGCAGCAGGCCCAGTAGTTCCACGTGCCGGTGGAGGCTTGATCGGTACAGATCGTACACTTGTAGCCTTGAGTGGTGGTGAAACAGTAATGAATCGTCTCGCAACAAGGCAGTGGTCCCCGATACTTAGAGCACTTAATGCTGCACCACCACAATTCCGTGCAAGTGGTGGTGAAGTTTTCAATTTCCACGGTGACATTCACATTCAACCAACATCAACAACATCAACGAGTCAAGCTTATGAAATTGCTCAGAAGCTGACACGTTTGAATCGGAGAGGATTGTATGCACAATAAGCTTAGTATTCGTCAGATGATTGGCCGTCAGGTCATTCGAGCAGGTCAAGTGATTCTTGGCCACAGGAACCCTTTAGATATCTCTAATGGGGGTATTAGCGGTATTGAGAGTAGTATCAAGTTTCGTAACCCATTTACTGCTATTCAAGTACGTAAAATGGGTGTGAAACTAGAACCACGAGTTATCAAAGTGGTTCATGGTTGGAATGACGTCACAATTGTGGGCAAGAACCACATGCTTGATGTCACATTCGGTAACAGTACACCAGTTACTCAAATTGACCCTTGGTATATTGGATTAATTAATAACAGTCCAACACCAACGTTATCAGAATCCGATACACTTGCATCTCATAGTGGATGGACTGAATACTCCAGCTACAGCGGAACAAGGAAAGTTTGGGACGACCTAAATGCATCTGCTAAGATTAAAGGTACAAATACAGTATCTACTTTCACGTCAAGTGCAACTGCTACCGTTTACGGTATCTTAGTTTGTTCGGTGACTTCTGGTACGAGTGGTATCCTTTGGGCTACTGGTGGTTTCGATGCTACTGTTGACCTCATCAATGGTGACGATCTCAAAGTATCATATGGTATCCGTACCTAATACTAAATAATGCCACAGCAAACAATTACCATCGACTTAGAAAGCCAACATGATGATGTTGGCTTCTTTGCACCAGGGTATCCGACGCATCCGAGTACTTTGTCTCCGATTGCGTTTCAAGGATATTTGTTTACTTCATCAAGTATTTATGGAGGTTCTCCAGGTTTCATCCCGTACAGTTGTTGGTTACGTTTCAAGATACCACTATCTGGCATCGATCGTGTAGATAGTGCATTCTTGAAATTAACTGATTTCGCTGGAGGATATGAGAGCCAACCTGCTAGTTGCGATCTGAGTATAGTTGGACATAATGTTGATAATGGTGCTAATCCAATAAGTTACTCAGATGCAATCACGCAGAGTACAACTGAAGCTACCCCTTTCAGTATGTTGGACAGTGTTGAGTTACTTGATCCTGGGGAGGAAATACATTTATTTGAACTACGTTCAATAATTAATTTCATACTTGCTCGGACTGGTTGGGTAACTAATAATTATATGGTGTTTCTGTGGAATTCAGCACACCCTGAAGGTCAAACTAATAAGATTTTCAATAATATCTATCAGAGTGATAGTTATCGTAGAACACCTTACAAGCCACCACAACTAGTTATTACATACACTCCAGGTGTTGGTAGTCCTGCTTATGATCAACAAGTGGTAAGTGACATTGATATTGTTAGTATACCAACATCACATTTGTTCCAACGTTCATTAGATCAAAATCTAGCAATTAGCCAAGACGTAAGTGGATCAAAAGTCTGGGGTAGGTCCGTAGAGAGTACGCTATTTATCAGTCAAACTCCACGGCCAATTAAGAGCTATAATGAGACACCTTTTGATTTAGTTACTGTTCGACAATCGATAGTTGGTAATCGAGCACGTAATGCATCACTTGAAAGTAGTGTCGATTTCGTTCAAGATGTTGTGGCCAATGGTCCACGTTTCAAAACAGTACATGATACAATTGGTGTAACTCAAGATATCACTAATGGTTACATTAAGAGTAAAACTGTTAACGACACACTTAATTTCACACAATTAATTGCTCAAACGCCAAAGAATAGGACAGTTCAACATCTAGTTAATATCCAACCTTTCACTATTCTTGAAACTGTATTACAGAATCCTGATGATTCGGCATCAATCATTACAGTTTCACAAGACATAACACAAAACACTGTTCGAACTAGAAGTATCGAACACATATTAGATATTGTTAGTGTTAATATTGGATATGTTGATCCTGTATTACCAACACCTGGAGGTGGTGGCAGACCTGGAGGAGGTAGTCCCCAAGCTCCATTGAATCCAGGTGGTGGTTCTGGTAGAGGACAAACACCAACACCAACTCAGGCCAAGAGCTACAAGCCATCAGCAGATAGCAGTGTTAATTTCCCACCACTTCCATCTGTTTTCACACCCACACCAAGTGATCCAACAAGTATCACTCTTAATTGCTCTGCTTTGTCTCTTTCGATTACTTTACCAGCCCCGCTGTTTAGTAATCGAGAAGAATTACTTTTAACACGTATTCAACGACACACTCGTGGCGGAGCATTGAAAACATTTAGTGAAGATACTTGGCCGAAAATAAGAACATTTCGTTATAAATTTGATTCATTGACAACGGATAAAATTGAAGAGTTCTTTACTTTCCTCAGCCAAACACTTGGACAATTGATACGTTTGACAGATTATGAAGGCCGACAATGGGATGGTTTCATTGTCAATCCTGCTGGTGAAAGTGCTCAATTCTTCCAGATTTGTGGCAAGACAACTGAATTCGATTTCGACGGTGTTGAAGTATCATGATTAAGATATTTGCACCTGATGTGGCATCTAGAATTGTTATCATGATGCCTGACCCTGAATGGGGTGACGTTCAACGTCTAGAATCAACATTACAATTGTATCGTTCTATGAACGACGCAAAAAAGATAACCCATATCCGTAAGATGCCAGATGTTAGAACGTATGAATTAACTTTTCTATTGACGCGGCTAAAAGCTCTCGAATTCATTAATTTCTTTGAACGTTTCGGTGCTGAACGTATCAGAATTGAATTAGATAAAGATACTTCACGTGTTGGTTACTTGAAAGTGAACCCAACAGAATTAGAATATACGAAACGTGCTGTATCTTGTAATAGTCTTGAGGAAGTGTTAACTCGGTTTGATTTCGAGAATATTCCTGGTTAAGTTAAGGTGACTTGTGCGTAGTGTATCTGTTGCAGCACTTGCTGAACTAACTAAAGAGCTTGGCACTGAGCCATTGCTTATAGTTGGTATTGAATGGACAACTAACAGTGTTACGTACTATGCAGATAAAGACCTTCCAGGTGTAAAATCTAAGATTCTCAATATTGGTACATTAGAATCAGTAGTTGTCAATAACCGAACATCACAGAGTGTAGAAATAACATTAGATGACACTGATTCTGAAATAAAGACAATTATTGATTCCCACAATATTCACAAGATTAATTGTTTCGTTTACCAATACTACGGGGCACTGACTGATCTTGATGATAAATTTCTCTTATTTCAAGGGCAGATATCAACACCATTTAATTGGAGTGAGAAGTCTCGTAGTATTACTTTCTCAATTGTTTCTGAGATAGAGAGTTATGAAGTAGGATTCTCACCTGAGGAGGGACAACTTCCGTTTGTTAATGACGAATTCGTTGGGAAAGCATGGCCACTTTGTTTCGGTAATGTAGTCTACGCCCCAGCTCAGAAAGTAAGTCAAGCTGTAGAGGGTAGACTTCTTGATACCTTGTGTGTTGTTGACGAGTTACTCTACTGGAAACGTGATCAGTTAGCTCAACAGTACTGGGAACAAGCATTCTTAGCTACATTTTATACATTAGTTGCTAATGGGGCTGAGGGCTTAGCACCACCTGCATCACAACTATTATCGAAATATGTTACAATAATAAAGAATGAACGAAGTGTAATGTCCTCGATACTGGACCTAACTGACCAAATGGAGTCAGCTAATACTAAAATCAGATCAGGAACTGATGTTATTAATCAAAAGAATCGACTAACAACACTTGAAGAAGAACTTGAAGATACTGCCACTAACTCAAATCAAACACAAATTCAGAAACAATCTACGGAACAACAGATAAGTCTTGCAGACTATAAATATCGTACACAAAAAGAAGCTTTTCAACGTATAGCAGATTGCTACACTCAAATGCAATCTATTTATGACGATTACGTCAAAACACAAACTGAGATTTGTAATGAGAATCAATGTGTAATTAATTCAGTCCGTATTGAGAATGGTATCAATTTCCCACAGAATCAAGATATAGACCTTTATATAAATAATGTTAAATTCCGTGGAAAAGTTGTTGATGACGTTTTCAGTTATAATAACCCACCGACAGCTAAATATGAAAATATTGAAATAGCATCTTGGACACGTGACGATGATCCCTGTGCTCCTAATGATGACAGTAATGGATTGAATCTATTCTGGCTACAGGACAATCCACCAAAGAATCTCACAGGTCTCTATCTTTTAGTTAAGAAAAAGGGTGAAGATTCTAATCAACGACATTTCTTAAAAGTTGAACGTCAAGTTGGACGAAAAGTCTATTTCACACTTGTACCTTGGTCAGATAGGAGTCAAAGTCAACCTCAAGGATTAAGTATTGATAATATTATAGGTCAATTAGATACTACACCCTTTGTACCTAATCCTTGGGGACAAGGTACGGTACCAATTGATCTGTTCAATGGTAATTGGGACACGAGCCAGTGGAACACACCTGAAGGCCAGCAAATCCTTCAAATAATTAATCAGATACCTGGCGGTGTCAATCAACAAGAGTTAGCTTTTATTGCTAGATTAGTCTATCTCCAACCTTGGGATGCAGCTTCTGGTTTCGGTGTAGATTCACCAGGACCAAGGGATGCTTTCACTATTATTGGTGAAGATATCGAATCAGTACAAGAAGCTTCTGGTTTGATACATAAACATTGGATACAAGACTATCTTATTCCTTTCGAGGAGATACCTGACTCTTTATTCTGGCAAGGTGAAGCTGGTACAACTGTTCGCACTGAGGACAAGGATTGCTCAATTTATATAGCTAATATTGTACCGTCAGTTATAAAAGCAGTACATGCGTATCGAACACTTGATAATGGTTCACGTATTCTTGCTTCAGTGCCATCTAGCTACTATATTAAGAATGAAATGGCTGCTCTTGGTACGATGACAGCAACAGCCATAACCTTCCCTTTTGACCTCAAGAGCATACCTGGGGAGGGATGGGAAGATGATATCTATGTCACACTACAATCGAGTGTTGGCCCTAATGTTTGTGACGTGATACAGTGGCTAATTGAGACTTACACAAATGCAACAGTAAATAGTGCCAATTTTGCAACTGTTAAAGCGAAATTCAAAAGTGGAGCAAATGAACTGTATCCAGTTGGTTTCTGTCTCTTAGAACGACCGAATGTCTTGGAAGAAATAGAACGTATCGCTTTCGAGGCGCGTTGTGCCATTTATCGTGTTGGTAATGAGTTCTTTCTCAAATATTTATCAGAGGAACCAACAACAGACGTAACTTTCACTGAAGATGATATTTGGAATGGTCCAACAGGGAGTGAAGAAGGAAACATCAATCTATCGTTTCCTGAAACTGAGAATCTTATCACACGAATGGTTGCTATTTGGCGACCAAACTATTTACCTTTGGAACAAGGTCACAAACCATACAGAATTATTCTAAGAAATAATGTTAAATTGTACGGAATGCACTCAACAGAGATTGACTTTCACATCTATAATATAAGAGACTTGGTGTACAAGTCTGCAACATTCTGGATGATCCGTAAGTCTAATACCTGGAAGCACGTACAGTTCCAAACATTTCTAACTAACATACAATTAGAATCTTTCGATACGATTCTACTTAATTTCGCTAAACAATACATTAGTAATACCGCAATTAAAGGTGTTCTCCAAACTGTTAACTATGATCCTGAGACACATCTTTTATCTTTCGACATAGAGTTACCAATTCGTGCAGGTGAAATGTCCCAATACCCATTCTATTGGCCAGCGGCACTTGCAGCAGATAAAGCATTTCCAACACCATTTGAGATTGAAAGTGGTTTCGCTGGTGGCTTTGGCCCTGGTAGTGGCGTTCAAGGAACTATAGATGACTGCTAGACCATTAGATTACGGTGATCCATTTCCAAGTGACGTTGGAGATGTTGCTCCATCTGATCCAACAACAGCATTTGTTGAACGGGACTATCGTGTTAAGTCATCAACTGCACGTTCAATACCCGCTAGACGTGAGGTCAGAGCGTCACCTAATCTTAGAACAGAACCAAATACACATGTTCCAAGAACGGGATTCACTGGTACAATAGTTAAACGTGAACGTAAGAATCAGTATAAAATAATACGTCAAGATGGACGCACAATAATTGGATATATTCACGGTGATGATTGCGTATATGATAGTTTGAAACCAGGCGAAGAAGTCACGTTGATGGATGGACAGAAACCTGGTTTCTATCATATTGTGGGTCGTACACGTCAGAATGAAATGGACGCTGCTAGGTTCATTAATTCTAGTGACACTGGTCCAACAAGTATAGCTCAATTGGTACCTATCGATATTGTATTGGAGGAATCAGGTGAAGAACCTTTCTATGAGTTGACACCAGAGGGAACTATCCTGATAACAAAAGATATAACGGGGGATTATGAAATCTCTGTTACAGTATACGTGGAACTGTCACCTGACCCACAAGCTACAACATCTGCTACCATAGTAACATTCATGGCAACAGCAGATCGAGACAGCAACAATCTATATTTCAATGCCACAATGACAGGTGTTGTGTCTGGACAGAATCCTCCACCCGGTGTAGGTGCAGCAGATGCGATACAGGTCTTTGATACTAGTAATCTATTCCCATATGTACTTCAGAATAGTCCTGGATATGCTATTTGGGATGAACAAAGTAGTGTCTATCGTGTGATACAAGCACAACAAATGTGCATAACAGCGAAAGCTATAATTGATGAATCAACAGGTATAGCTCCTAGTGTTGCTGATGTAGCTATTTCAGGATTCACACCTACATCAATGTCTCCATTTAGTTTGTTCCCAACAACAATCCCGAAGAAGGCAGGGAA